GGGATGACTGCTAGTCAAAATGACAAACTCGCTTTTCCCCATTGGTAAATTCTGGTAATTGTCAAAATGGCAAATTATGGAAACTAATTTCCAAATACTGGTAATATTACAATTTTATTACATTTTTCATTTTCGCTTGACTATTTTATATCCTTATTGTATTATGGTAGTAATAGGAGGACAAAATGAAAGATTGGACAGGTAATTCAAGAAGTGCAATTGTCACAATGGGAGGTCATACTTTTACCGAGGATGATAGAGAAGAAAATGATTTTTATGCAACAAATCCAGAAAGTTTGATTTTATTTTTAGAAAGATTACAAGAAGATAATATATCAATAAATAAAAACATTTGGGAATGTTCTTGTGGTGATGGTTCACTTAGTAAGACTTTAATTAAAAGAGATTTCAATGTTGTTTCAAGTGATTTAATTGATAGAGGATTCGGAACACCTGGAATTGATTTCTTAAAACAAAATAAGCAATGGAGAGGAGATATATTAACTAATCCACCTTATAAATATGCAATGGAATTTGTTCAACATTCAATGGAATTAATTGAAACAAGTTCAAAGTGTATAATGTTCTTGAAACTTCAATTCTTGGAAGGAATTCAAAGAAGAAAATTGTTTGAGCAATATCCACCAAGATATATTTATGTTTTTTCTAAAAGACAAAGTTGTGCAAAAAATGGAGATTTTGAAAAATATAGAGGAGGAGGTGTTTCTTTCGCTTGGTATATTTGGGAGAAAGGATTCAAAGGTGATCCGATAATAAGATGGATATAAGAAAGGAGATAAACATGCCTAAACATTATGTAATAATCAACAAAGATGAACCTGATTTCAGATTCAGAGAGCTAGGATTTACAACAACAAAAGAATCTGCTGAATACTTAATGAATACATACATGAAACTATACAAGTTCAAGAATCTTGAAATCCAGGAAATTGAAAATCTAAAAGTGGTAGATAAACCAAAGAAAGAGGAATAAGATATGAAAGAATCAAAGTTTTTTATTATTTTCTTGATAACATTACTTGACTCACTTAATTTCATACTAATTTTGAAAGCTGATGTTTCAATATTATGGAAAATAGTATTTTATGTTGTTGCAATATTCATGACTGGATATTGCTTATCAGAAGATGAGGAGGATTAAAATGAAAATGAACAGAGAATTCAAATTCAGATATTTGATGAACGATGTAAGAACTTATCTTTTGAAAGAAAAAGGATTCTTTGATTCAATTGAATACACATATGTTGGTGAGAATTTATTGATTGATATCAAAGATGTAAACGAGAAAATATACAGAGTAAAACTCAAATATTATGATATTTACAATGTAGATGATAAGAACTTTATTGAAAAGATGTCAGAAATTGTACTATTTGAATATGAAAAAGAATATTTCTTTCAATTATTAGGAGGTGTAAAAGATGAATCAAAGACAGAAAATAGTTGATATTGCTTATTCACAAGTAGGATATAAAGAGGGAGCAAATAACGATACAAAATACGGAGATTGGTACGGATTACCAAACAATCCTTGGTGTGCAATGTTTGTTTCATGGTGTGCAAATGAATGTGGAATTTCAACTGATATAATTCCAAAATTTGCAGGATGCACAACAGGATTCAATCAGATGAAAGAAATGGGAATCACAACTGAGGAACATATAATTCCAAAAAAAGGAGATTTAATATTCTTTGATTGGGATAATTCAGGAGATTGTGATCATGTTGGAATTGTAACGGATAGCAATTCAGAATATGTTGATACAATTGAGGGAAATCACGATGATAGTGTTTCAGAGTTTAGATATCCAATAGATGCTGAATATATAAGAGGATATGCTAGGCCTCAATATAAAGAAGATGTTGAACCAACTCAAGGAAAAGTTGCTGAAATACAAAGAACATTGAATGAAAGATATGGATTAAATATTGCAGTTGATGACATATTTGGTTCAGAAACAAATTGGGCATTAGTTTATGGATTACAAACTGAAATGAATATTCAATTCGGAACTGGAATCAAAATTGATGGATATTTTGGTGATGAAACATATTCTCATGCAATTCCAATATATCCTGGAGCAAGTGGCAACATGACCTGGATTATTCGTTCATGGCTAATATGTAACGGATATGATGAACTACCAATTGGATACAACTACGATGATGATATGCAACACGCAATATGGGATTTCCAAAGCAAGAACTATTTAGAAACCGACCTTGTAATCGGGCAAAATACACAATGGGAGATGTTTAGTTAATTATGGCAACACAAGTTATTTTAGCACCATTTATAAATGAAGAGTTTTGTGTAACTGGTGCATGGGGAGAAGTAAGACCAGGTCATATTCATGCTGGAATTGACTTACAAACTAGAATAGCATATGAAACCGATGTTGGTCAACCAGTTTATGCAATGGAAGATGGAATTGTAACTCGTGTTGACCAAACTGACCAGGGAACTGGATATGGTGCTTTGGTCATTATATGGAATCAAGTTACAAATAATCTTTGGCTTTATGGTGATTTATCTGATAATTCAGTCTTAGTCAATGTAAATGATAGAGTTGTAAAAGGTCAGCATATTTCATATGAGGGAAATCCAAGTGGTACACCATCAACAGGACTTCATGTTCACTTAGAAAAAGAAAATGAATCTGATGGTGAGTTCAAGTTTGGATATATCAATTCTATTGACCCAACAGCAGGAACTGGTATTCCGAATGTAGTATCATCTGATGAATATATCTACTATGGAACTATACCACCAACTGAAAAGAAGAAAAAACGATTTCCATGGGCAATTTTTATAAAGAAAATAAGACAAAAAAGAAGAGGGATATAATCCCTCTTTTATTATGGAGTTGGAATAGTTGGAACACTATTTGGATATATTATTGAAGTGTTAGTTGTTCCAGTAGGCTTTGTTGCAGGAATTTGTCCTGTTGGTACTGACCATTTAATACCAAAATCATCTCCACCAATTGTTGTATAAAATCTTAATGATCCCATTAGAATTGCAGATGAATTACTTTGAACATTACCATAGATAAATTTAAAATTCATAGGTAAATTATTTATTTTTTTAGTATTATCAGCTGAATCAGTATCGGCTGTTCTAACAGCTGGGATGACATCATTAAGTACTGTTTTCATTGATGCATAAGTATTTGCTGTAAGTGTAGGTGATGCTGGTATTTGTGATTGGTCTATATTTTGTAAGATAACCTCGCTATCTTCTGGTCTAACCTTAACTGATATAATTACTCTATTACCCTCAATATTTGCGAAAGGTAAATATCCTGTTGCTGTTTTTGTTTGATATTGGAATTGACCATTGACAGCATCAATAAATAGTTGAGCTAATCTTCTATATCCATTATCATTTGGATGTGTATCATCATTTGAGAAAAGTGATGTTTTTAGTAAAGTTTCAAATCCAATCCAACCACAATATATAAATCCATGTTCTAAGCATTGAGTTTTTAATTTCTTATGAATATCAAATAGTTGATAGTAATATCTACCATTTGTATAATTCAATTTTGGTCTAGTTTCAACATTTATTACATTGATTCTCTTTATATTAGGGAAGTTGTTTGCAATAGCTGTTTGAATGTTTGTCATTGCAGTTGCTAAGTCTGTGTTATAGTTTTCATCATAAGCAACACCATTTGATTCACCCCAAGCGCATACAAAGTTAATATCAGTGATTGTATCATTATCAATTGTTGTATCATCTATTGCTTGTTGTAATAAAGTTTCGAAAGTTGTTGTATGTTCTGAATTATATGCTGTGAATCCTGTTCCACTTCCATATTTAAGATAAGCATTATCATACAACTTATCTTTTGTTAAAGCAAAAAGACCAGTATTATCACCTGTTGAACCTATACCTTTACAAAAAGAGTTTCCGATATAGATTGCGTTTCTATATTCATGTGTGTCAAAATTATCTATTTCACTTTGTAAGTCATCAGCTCTTTTATCTGGAATCTTAACAGCAATAAGAGTTGGGAAGTTTGTAAGAGCAACTTTGTTGTCTTCATCAACAACATCTCCTGATGTAATTGTTCTTATTTTATAAAAAGAGCCATCACCTGTTGTGGCTGCCGTATTTCCAAGTGTTCTTGCAATAGATCCATCGATGAAGTTAGTTCCAGCTTTCATTTCAGCTTTTGTTCCAAAACCGATGATTGCACTTGTTGTTAGATATTCAGATATTATTTCTTCTAACTCTCCTGATTCTGCCATTTCATCTAATTTATTGTTAATCTCATCTTGAACATCAAGATTATTGAACCATTCTTCAAGAGTTTGAACTTCATTTCCTAAAACATTGACCTTATCAATTGTTGCATTTAGATATTCAACAACTTTACACATAAGTTCATAATTTGTTAAGGCATCAAAATCAGCTTCAATGAATGGAAAGTTTTGCAAACAAAACCATTTGAACGGACTTAATTTATTCATATTTTCCTCCTTATACTAACTGGAAGAATAAATCTTCTAGTTCTTTGAATATCATACTATAAATATGATTCATATTATTTTTGAACTCTTCATATAGTCTTAGCTTATCACCTGGTGTTCTTTCTATTGTTTCAGAATGAGTTCCATTTTCTTTTGTATCTCTATTTGATTGACCTTGTGTTTCACTTTTTGCATTTGCATCACCTGAATATTGGTCAAAATTATATTCAGTTACATAAGCTCCATCTTTTACATCTTCAATTTTGTTTTGTGGTGTATTTGAGAATCTTCTATCTGCATTTGATGATGTTTTATCAGTTGTATCTGATTCAGATGATGATGTTTGTTTTTCATTTCCAGTTTTTGAATCACTTGATGTGACTTTTACTTTTTCACCATCATTGAATATATCCCAGCCTGATAACATATCGAACATTTTATTATACTCAGGCATGATTTCATTAAGTTTTACATTTAATTGGATTTGAAAAGCTGTAAAAGTTTCGAATCCAATTCTTCTCATAAGGAAGTGATTGATAATCATTTTTTCAAAATCATCTTTGTTTACTTTTGAAGATAATGGATAACTAAAATTGAATATTTGTGAATGTGTTTCCTCGGCTAAGTCTTTAATTTTAGTCTTATCTATTTTTCCAAAGTTCGCCATTGAATTACATAGTGCATAAAGTGTTGGAGGTACATCATAATCCATTGGTATAAATGGAACACCCCAAGTTGGTGTAAATATTGGATTATACATCTTTAACCACCTCACTTTCATCAATGTTCATGATTTCTTCACCTAATAAATCATTTAGTTCTTCAATTGAGGTTGGCATTCCATCATAATATTCTACTTCAATATTTGTTCCAAACTTTCTATTGATTTCATCTATTGCTCTTTTTCTAGGCTCAAATCTTGAATATCTTGATGCAATAGTTCCACCTTGTAGAGCTTGAACCTCATCTGAAATTGCTCTTTCTTTCTTTTGGAATGAAAGATTTGAAATTCCAACAAGTCTCAAAAATTCATTGAAAAGCTTGTCCTTATCCATATTTAGTTTATCAGCAACATAAGGTGCAGGTTCTAAAACAAGCTCAATATCATCAACATCAATATTATCATATGTTAAAACTGAGTTATCATTTGAATCGATTTCATTAAGCATTTTCTTAATTGATAGTTCTTGACCTGATTTACATTTCCAGAATCTAGGTGTTTTTTGTTGAGCAATATTGATATCAATAGTTCTCATAAATAGTGCTAATCTTTCAGCATATTGTTTGATATCAAGCCATAAAGGATAACGACCATTGTTATCATACATGATAACATATTCATCACGATTAAGAGTTCTTGTATATCCACCAGTATATGAAAAAACTTGAATACGATTTGGTCTTCCATAAATATCTAAGTCACCAATTGGAACATAAGGAAGAGCAATGACACCAAGGACTTCATCTTTGAAAAATGCAATTGATCCAGTTCTTGTAAGTTTTCTATTTAAGAATGAAACATCAATATATTCTGGTAAGTTCTTAAATTGAAACACATTTTCAGCAAGTGACATAAGTTGTCTTACATACATTCTTGTAGTTTCAAAATTAGATAATTGATTAAGAACATTTGTCTTTTTCATTTTGAACTTTCCTTTCTTTTATAAAATAAAGAGGTGACATAGTTGCCACCTCTTAAAGTTGAACTAGGCAACAGTTACAGTTGCTGTTCCAGTTACAGTTGAATCATAAACTGATGTTGCTGTAACAGTAATTTCAGTTGCAGATGCAACACTTGATGCAACTTTTAATGTTCCATTTTGGTCAATTGAAACTCCTGCAATTTCAGAAACTGACCATACAACAGACTTATTTGCAAATCCAGTTGTTGTAACAGCAGCTGCTAATTGTAAACTTTGTCCTGCTGTTATACTAGCAGTTGCAGGGCTTACAACAACACTTGAAACTGCTTGTGCTGTTTGTGTAAATACAGCAGCATTTTCGAATGGTGATGTTGACATTACACCCCAGTAATGTAAGAATGCATTTTTCTTTAATGAGCCAGGATTGTAGAATTCAGTTGTTTTTCCTGTTCTTGCTCCTGCAACTTCATCAGTATCTTCTTCTGCACTCATTCCATAATAGTAATCTTGGAAGAAATCTCTACCAACAATTACTGCTGGGATTTCAGCAAGAGCTGTTTTTTCTGCACTTGTTAATGGAACATATCCATCGATGTATTCACCAGGAACAACTACTCCATTTACTTTCTTTGCAAATAATTCTGCAAGTCTTGCATCATCATTTTCTCCGAATCCGGTCGATAAGTGCCATATTAGATTTTAATTCTGCATCACTTCTGAAGTAGCTTGTGCTTAGCACTGAAGTTGTATAGATGGCGTCTTGCTCTGTTGAAACAATTGCAAATTGGTCTTCAAATCTTGTTGCTTTTCTTAATCCAGCTGGATTGAAGTTTGGTGAACGGAATGTCATCTTATTTGAAATTGCTTTCATATCAGCAACAATTTCTCTTGGTTCTTTTGTTGCAAAATTAACAATTTGAACAGCTGTCATTGTTCCATCTAAGATTCTTCTTTGTAACATATATTTGTTAACAATATATCTATCATATTTTAATCCCTCAAATAATGAGTTTACTATGATATCTACTAAACCGAATAAATCACCTTGCTCAAAAGCCATAGCCATTTGTTCATCTGATGTTGTTGTTTCATATGTTTTTTGGAAGTTGATATCGTGAATGTATTCTAAAACATTTGGAACTACTGTCTTTAAGAATCTTGTTTCATCATTTGCAAACTCTTGATTGTAATCATAAACATTTGCAATATCGCAAATAATTTCTCTTACTTGTTGACCCCAAGATAAAGTTCCTTTCATTGTGAAATCAATCCAAGGTTCATCCCAGTTGTTTCTTGTAATAACTGTTAATCCAATAAGGTTAACAACATTTAAGAAAGCATTCTTGTATCTTTGGTTATTCATTATAAGTTTACCAATTGGAGCTATTGATTCACCTTGTTTTGGTAAGTCAATATTTTCTCTTAATACTGGGCTTTGATTTATAATGTAACTTAATAATTCAGCTGAGTTTCCAGCTTTTACATTGTTTTGTGTAATTTTTGTAGGCATTTTTTTATTCCTCCTTATATTTCTTCAATATCGATGACTTCTGGTTCTTCTTCAACCTCAGTCGAGTCATCCAATACTTCTTCAATTTTTTCTTTTGCATCTTCTAGTTCTGCAACTTCTTCTTTAGATAAGAATCTTTCGATGTATCTCTTTTTCATATCTTCATATTTCATTGACATTTCATCATATTCTTCTCTTGATACTCTTGAATCATCTTCAACAGCATCAGTGAAAGAATCTTCGATATCTTCTAAAAGAGAAATTTTTAGATCATCATCGATTCCTAATTCTGAAACTTTGTTTTTTAGTTCTTCTTTACTTAGTTTCATCTTTTTCTCCTTTCTTTGTTAGCTTGAAAAAATCAACAAAAACTGAGAAATCAATTCCTGCTTTCTTCAAGTTCTCCAATATTGATATAACTTCCATTATAACAATATAAGCTGATATAAACTTTGGAATAATTGGCAAGTCAAAACTTAAACCAAAAATGAATCCAGAAACAAGCACAATGCAAATCAAAATTTTATGTAATAAACCAACTCGCATTTTACTTGATTGAACATCCTTGTTTATAACAGCTTGTATGAATCCTGTAATTATATCAAATACTGAGAATATGATTGGAGTTGCAACCATCCAACCAATAGAGCTAAAATCTAAATTTTCAATAATGTTTTGGATATCCATATCTATATGCTCCTCTCTGATTTCCATATTATACCAAAATAAAAATTTTGTCAATAGGGCAAAAATAAAAGAGCCTTGTTCGGCTCTTTAAGATTCTGCTCTTTTGCTAGAACCTCTTTATATGATGTTATATTATCATTATATTATTTGATTGTCAAGTTCATAGTTTCCGATATTTGAATGATTGTGCCATATTGTAACACCTGAATGAAATGCATCATTGATTGTACTTAATGCATCGGCTGGAATTGAACCATGACCAATTGATTCACTTTGAGCAATTTCAACATAGTTCCAGTAAGCTCTTCCTGTGATATTTGGAATCTTATTTCTTAGTGTTTTGTATCCATATGTTGAGAAGTAATCATCTAAGATTCTTAAATATTCTAATTTTGGCCTCATTCTCTTCATTGTAAATCCATTTAATTGTGCTGAATAATTTACATCACCAGTATTTTGACCACCCTCAATATTTGGAAGTAGTTTCGCTTGTACAAAACCACCGACCAATGAAAGAACATTTTGTGATGCTGACATCCCAGCCCCTGTTGCAACAGCTCCTGAAACTGGTGCTGATAATCCACCAGTCAATGCTGATGCACCTACACCTGCAACACCTAATGCAACACTTGATGCAATATTGACTGCATTTTCAGTAAGCCAGTTTGTGAATGCATCTGTTGACCATTCAAATGTTGGATATTTTCCAAGTGGTAATGATTCATCAACATTATCACCTTGATTTGCATCTAAAGTTCTATAATTTCTAGGAATCAATCTACCTGAACCACCAATTTGTAAAGCACCAACAAATTGGAATGTTGCATTATTAGAATCTAAGAAATCTTCATATTTATAGATTGCTTGATTACCTGCATTATTTGTTACAAATAAATAATTAAACGGAAAGACTAAACATTTATTATTTTTTACATTATAACCTGAAAATGATGTTTTCTTTGGTATATTATAATTGAAATATGTTGGATTTCCTGTTGGAATAATAAATGTTTCAAAAGAATATTCACCTAGACCAGTATGTGCAGGTACAGTGTGACTTTCTAAGTTTCCTAAGTCAAGCAATGCTGTTGGAACAACGAACATTCCTTTTATGAAATCAGCTGTTTTTGATGTTATTACATCAGTCATAAACAACATTGCATTTGAAATTGCTATTCTTGATGCTGAACCTTGTATATTCAATCCATCTAATGTAAATCTGAAAATATATAAACCAGAACCAAAGAATATTCCATTTTGCATATGAAATAAATTAAACTCTTTTTTTGTTTCAGGATTATAATCTGATTGAATTATAAGAGCAAAGTCATTGAATGATGAATCTTTTGTTTCATCTTCTGAAATCATTTCACCTGTATTGATAGATTCATCAATTGTATTTGCTCCAATTGTATCATCATTTGTATGTTCTCTTACAACTAAGCAATCGTTCAAAGTTAAATCTCTAAACCAAGTTGAGAATTGGTCGATTGTATAATTGATTCTTGTACAATTTTCACCCTCGTATTTAACATCATCAACAAATCCAAAGAACCATTTGTTTGAATAGTCAGGATTCTGAAAAGCAATGTAATTTCCTTGTAGTGCTGTTCCATATGGAATTGATGTAAACAAATATCCGTTATCACGAATAAATTGGTAATTGTTATCACCAGCAACCTTATTTGTTCTGCAAAGTGATAACATATCAGATTCAGAATAGTCTATTACATTTGAGTAAGCTCTATCTAATCTAATATTTGAGCAAAGTATAAGCTCTGAGTTTCTAGCCATAATTTTGACCTCCTATTTTTTTATTAAAAAATCAATGACTTGCTTAAAATCCGTACCACACAAGTCAGATGCATAAAAAATCTTGTTCTCTCGAAAAGTATTGAGTAATCGTTTCAATTTGTCATTTCTAATCTGAGGATTATACACATCGCATTGCCAGTATTTTGATGTTTTGATTTCATCAGAGAAGACAAGTAAATCAGAATCAAACTCACCATCATATGGATATATGAACCAGCAATCTTCATGTGTTTCTTTATCAACTAATAATTCACATAAAAATCTGAATCCCTTATATTGAAAGCCGAATTGATATAGTCTTTGATAACACTTATAAGACTTTGGAAGTTTAGGCTGAGGAAATGTTTGCCATGAACCTTTTTCAACCATTGATGAAACTGAACCAATTGACATTTGCTTACCACCAGAGCTTTGACAATATTCAATAGCAATAACAACATCATTTGTTTCATTGTGAATTGTTTTAGTTGTGATATTTCCTTGCTTTAATTTTGAAAATATCTCTTCAAGCCCCCAGTCTTTAATGTAAGGACATACTCTTGAAATTGTATTTCCTACCATGAAGACTTTTGTTACACCTCTTTTTCTATCAATGGTATTGTAAAAGATTTCAAACTTACTAGGTTCTCGACCGATGTACATACCTCTTTCCATGAATTCTTCAAAGATGATTGTGTCAACATCCAAAAATGATGCTCCTGAATAATGTTGTTCGGTAGAAAGTGACATAACATAACCAATCTTTTCACCCCTAGTTTTCTTTTGTTCGCCTGTTTCCTCATCAACAATGACATTTGCAAAATATAAAACTTTTCTATAACATTCGATATAATTATACCTATTATTTGTCATTTTTGCAATATCTAAATCTTCGTTAAAATATTGCTCTACCCAAAGATTTGTGATATCCTCTCTCCATCTTCTGAGTAAAATAAACCTCATTCCAGTTTCCAGGTAGTGTAAGATTGCTTTTTTAGTTTTTACTTGATAAGTTTTTCCATTTGATTTTTCACCATAAATGATATAATAATTGGCATCAATCTCTGAAATCTTATCAATGTTATAATGAACCTGCTTGATGTTAGACATCTTTTTTCTTTCCTCCATAGAATAACTTTCTTTTGTAAGACATATCAGCTTGAATCAATATAATCTCTTTAAGTAGTGTATTTACATATGTATCAAATACTTCTTCCATGTATTCAAGTTTTGCATTTCCTCTTGAAATATTTCCTGGTTCAACACCTACTCTTTGACATATTGATGTTATTGTGATATCATTTAATCTTTTGATTGAATCTCTAAGTTCATTTTTATATCTTTTTTCTTTACTTAATACTATTTTCATTTTATTTCTCCTTTATTTACTTATACTATCCCAAGTATCCATTGCTTTATCGTTTCTATCTCTGATTTCTTTTAATCTAGCTAATTCGTTTTCTAAGTCTTTTATAGCACGATCTAGTACTAGTTGCTTATCATCTGTAAAATAATTCTCGCTTATTGATAAATGGTACATAGTTTTTGGTTCTGGTAATACTTGAGCTACACCATCTTTTCCTATAATAGTTTCATTATACCAGTCTTTCTTAAATGTTGTTTTCATTGCTTTTGTTCTCCTTTATTCTCTATACCTCTCTCTTTTTGATGAATTGTCTTCAACAAGTTCTGCATACTCATCAGACATTCCTAGTTCATATGTGATTGGTAAAATACAAACACCACTTTTATCTGATATTTCTTTCTTATTTCCTAAGTAATCAGTAAGTGTCAATGATATTTGATTATCAACATATGAAACCATATTCTTTTTTGTTATATCATGTGAAAAGACTAAGCCCTCTTTGAAATCATCAAGTGACTTCAAACACAAAGCACCTTGCTTTGGTACACCTGCAACCGTAATTTCCAAAACAAGTGATTTTTCTTTTCCTTTTTCAATTATATTTGTATCATTTTTAACTTTCTCATTTTTAACATATTTTGTATATGCATATTTCTTAGCTCCAAGTGTAACAAAAGATTCATAGTGACCATCAAAATCAAATACACCAAGCATCTTTCCTTTTGGTGCAAATCTTTCGAATGGAATCTCTAATCTTTTTGAAACTGCTCTTATTTTTCTCTCAACAAAGCTATTATAATCATCAATAACTTTCTTATCATATCCAGGTAAAACTTTGATAGAATCAGTATCTGAGTACACTTCATAATCATCTAATTTTATAATGTTTCTTATTAAATTGTTTCTCGCATATGCTGTAACCCAAACACCCCATGCAAACGAAAGAAAAGCTTTCAGCTCTTCATTTTCTAATCCTTGAACTATTTCTTCATTTGTAAGTGGTAGTTCTACCCAATACCCCTCATCAGTAAACTCAACTTTTTCTCTTATTGTATTGGTGACTGCCATTCCATAAATTGAATTGAATAGATTCTTTTCTTTCGCATAGTTTACTTCTTTTCCTGGTACACCTTTAAGCTCAGTCTTTGCAACATACTTATCAAGGATAAAATCAATCAAAGGTTTTGGAAGATAATCATATTTTGAATGATAGCTTTCTAAAATCTTATAAGATTTGAAATCATAAGTATCAGCTATTACTTTTAGGTCAATATCAGTAACAACCATTTGCAAATAATCAGCTTGTATAACTCTACCATTATCATAATGACCATTTGATATTTGAATACATTTATTCTGAGATATAAAATGATTATAGTATTTGCATTTTATATTTCTAAACTCTATTCTAACAAGCCATGCTGAGAAAGGTTTGATGTCATCTATCTTTTTCAAGTTTCCTTTTTGAAACTTTGTCATTGGAAACTTATGTGTGACCATTACATAAGGATAAGAAGATGTAAAATCCCAGGAATCAACATCATGTACAATCTCATCAGTATATACCCAATTTGAATGTGTATATCCACCCATAAATGCATCTAATAACATATTATAGATATGAGGCTCAACATTTGTTGCTTTCCTTGTTTGACTTTTGTATTTATAGTCTTTTTTTATCCTTTGCTTTAACTCTCTTCTAACCTTTCCAGTTGATGTTGTTGGAATGTTTCCAACATCACCATACTCTTCACATTCTTTTTTCAAATATTCATATAGTACCAAACAATCATGCTCACAATATCCGAAGTTCTTTTTCAGTTAGTGGTGTATCTGAATGCCTTAGCAAATCATAATCTAAGTCACCGACCATCTTCTTAGTATTAAGCCCAAATACTTTTGGAAGTTGTGCAAGTGAGCAATTTGTCATGAAATAAGTACACTTAAATAGTATCGGATAATCTTTCATCATTGCTGTCATTACTTTGTAGCTTTTTCTTGCTGTAACTTCTGAAAAATCAAATACACTTTTCAAAAATTGAAACTCGAATGATAAGTTGTGTACATGAATAATCTTAAAATGACTATTTGTTTGTGAATCCAGTCTTTGAATAAACTCTTTCAATTCATCCCAGGTTCTACCATAATATACTTCATCATTTACACCAAACATCCATATATACATTGTAGAATGAGGAATAACTTGCTCTTTTTGTTTTTCAGATAACTCTAAGTAACTTGATCCTGGTATTATTTTCTTTCCAAGAGTTAAAAAAGAGCTAGTTTCAATATCGAATGTATAAATATTTGAATCAATTGTTGGATAAAGCTTTCCATTATGCTTTTTTCTATAATCAACTAATTTTATTATTTTTCGATTTTGATACTCGCTCCAATGTTTCATTTTTAACTTCCTTTACTTAACATACTTATTATAGAACTCAACTGCTTTTTTTCTCATAGTTGAGTCATTTGCAACATTGATATAAGAATCTAATTGGTCAATAAAAGCATCTTTTTTATATTGATTCTTTTGTGACTTAGTTAGATTGTCATTCATATCAATAGCCTTAGCTGTATTTTCTCTGAACTCAGCAACAAATTGATAATATTCAGAACCACCCATCTTATCAGCAACCCAACGATTTCTTGAATCAGACCAAATATCATATAGATTTTCAGCATCTTCATATGTAAAATCTTCAGATGCAAACTCAGAATCATCAATAGTTCTTTTCATTGTTTCAATTTGTTTTCTTCTGACTTCATTTATTCCTCTGACAGTAGATGTCTTGTTGTGCATGAAGTTTCTTAATGCTTTAAGTTCAGATGTTAATTGTGCATCTGATAAGTCTTTTAAGTCTTTGGATACATATCCAGCTTTTGTGAGCTGAATCCCCTGCTTAGATTCAAGCTCATCATAAAGCTTTTTGACAGCCCACGATTCCTTTCTACCCATCACTTTTTCAATGTTGGATATTCTTCTATTTACTTTATCAGTTAATAACTTAACTTCTTTTATCTTTCTTTCTCTTTGAATCGCCATCTGTCTTTCCTCCTATATCTTAGAATGGTAGTTCATCATTTGAATCTTCAATTACATCTTTTCTTGATTCAGTAAAGTAAAAATCATCACATACTATTGTTACATATTTTGTTTTTGTTTTGTCTTTTTCAACAACACTTGTTTGAATGTTTCCACAAACGATGATTCTATTTCCTTTCTTAACATATTTTGCAATAGTTTCAGCTAATTTACCAAAAGCAACGCAATCTAGAAAATCAGTTTTTTCCTTATCTAGTTTTCTTTGAACTGCAAGTGTAAATCTTGCATATTCCTTTCCATCTTTTGATTTTTGTAATTCAACATCAGCTGTTGTTCTTCCTAATAATTCAACTTTGTTCATAATAATATTCTCCTCTTTTTTAATATAATATTGTCAGATGAGATTTAAGCAGGAAGTGTTTTATCACTTAACCTCATCTGATACTACCATAATACAATAAGGATATAAAATAGTCAATAGGATTTGCAAAATGTAATAAAATTGTAATATTACCAGGATTTGGAAATTAGTTTCCATAATTTGCCATTTTGACAATTACCAGAATTTACCAATGGGGAAAAGCGAGTTTGTCATTTTGACTAGCAGTCATCCC